GTTTAAGTTGCTGGTGGTCTTCTACTAGCTTGGATGTTTCGGCTAAGGTTTTTTGTAAGGTTTCTTTATCAACACCCTCTAGGATAGCAGCGTTTTTCTCGCTAAGATCTTGGGATGCTTTGATACCTTCGTTAACTTTGTCAATCGACTTTTGTAAGGCTTCAAGACTCATAGTTAGTCTCCAGTTGTATTAATGGTTAAACGACTAAGCAAGTCAGCCGCGTCTTTTTCACTTAAACCTAATTCCTCGTCCTTTTTTACTTCACCTTCCAAGTTGGTGATTAGGCTTTTATAATCCTCCGCAGTAAGTCCATTGTCGTCTACTGTGGGGGCATCCTCATCATCCCGAGTGTTGGATATCTTTTTAAAGTTAGAGATAAACAGCTTCGCAGCCTTCCCGCTAAATTTAAAATTTTGTATTAGGACTTTTTCAACATCACGAATAGTCCCTATTTGTAGGGGTGTTCCCTTACCATCCACTACCATCTCTTCTTCGTCCCCTCCTATAATATAGTCCTCAACGTCTCCGTCAATTATCTGTTCAGGAATGGAGGTTCCTAGTTGAACCTTGGCTGCTGGGTTCATTGGGAATGTGACAAAGCTGTACTCAAACAACTCAATCTTTTTAATAATACGGACCCCATTAATGAAGTCCATCATCAATTCGCCATCGTCGTCTCTTGCAATGCGGAACCCTATACTAAGGCTGTCTATCCCACCCTCCCCCATGTAAGGTACGATTGATGGGGTGTTGGCTCCATCCTTGGGGATCCTTCCCTTAACACGCAAGCCAATTTCGTCTTCCATTTCTTCCATGCTAAACCCAGCCAGTAAGTCAGGGTCGTGGAACGCTAATACTTTGGGCTTTCTTACTTTGAGCGAGTCAAGAAAAGCTCCAGGACGTATAATATCATCGCCCAAATCAAGAGTCCACGTAGAAGCATAACCTTCGAAAAAATAGCTATTATCATCTTCTTGTAGTAATACATCTTGTTTGATGTGGTCCAGCTTGATTGGTAGGTGGGCTATGTAGAGTTCTTCGTTCTTTTCATTCTTGTAAGCAAACAGCCCTAGCTCACTTTTATAAATCTTAGGTCCATGGCTCTGAACCTCTTTGAGGGTTTTTATCTTCATTGATTGTTTCCTTTGCGCTAAGGGTAACTCACAAAAATTATGAGTGAGGTTTACATTAAAGTAACTACCCACATACGGGTATATTTGGTCCTAAACGAGCATTATTTGACCTTACAGGTACGTTTTGGGACGGGTAGCCGCATTAATCCACCTGCTTTGGGATGCTCTTGCACATAAGCTACCGCCCCTCGCAACATAAAGTTAGCCACTACAGGAGGCAAGCTTCTACGCTCTCCCTTCCACTCACTTAATCGGTGCTCTGCGTAATTGGTCCCCATAGCAGTGTTAAGCCCCTGAAGAGCTTGGGTTTGGTTGTGTCCGTACGTTTCCCGCTCATACATAACCCAAGCTGTGACTATATTTTGCTTCATTTATTGAGGTCCTATGTTTACGTAGGTGGAGCTACATCTGCAATTTACAATTTCTTTCACTTCGGCCCCTAGAGTAGTATCTCCAGGATATAACAATGCTGAATCCCCTACTCTAAAAGCATCGGTACTGGGAATCTCTTGTCCGTCTGCTTCTGCATGGGTCTCCCGCTCATTGCCGTCCAGTATAGCATCCCAGACTTTTATAACAACCTCGACTCCTGGGATTTCTGGACTCCGCTGTACGGTTCCGGCCTCTATTGCTTTGGTTCCTTCTGCTGCATTCTGTGTTTCTGTGGTGGCTATTAACTGGCTGCGAGCTGGAATGTTGCGCCTAAAATTCTCGGCAGTTAATCGAGCCAAGTCTGCATTTGCCAACTCAAGCTCAGATTCCAAGAGCTGTCGTGTAGCGCGGATCACAGCTTGCTCTGTTTCTCTTTGTGTGGTGGTGGCTATAATACCTGAACGTTGAATAGGCGCTGTTCCTATGAATACTTGCAGGTTCTCATCTATGTCGTCGTCGATAGTTTTGTTCTCTAACAGTAGGTGTTGGTGTTTACTTACCTCACTCCTAAAATCTTTCTTGAAAGCTTTACTCGTCCGCTCGTATTGGTTAATTAAAGCAGTAAGAGTTTCTTCCCCTGTTAACGCCCTAGCAGATGGGATAATTCCATCCTCACGTATGCTCCGCTCTAATTCATCTGAGTAATCAAATAATATCTTACGCATAGCTATATTAAGTTTACGCTCTAATCGTATTTTCTTAGCTAAATCTTTTAAGGCGGATTGGGTTGTCATGGGGGTTAGTTCTCGGCTGAGTATAAATCTGGCAATACATGTAGATTGCCCCGTGGGGTTTTTATTACATAATCCCCTTTATTAATTTTCTTTGGGGCTTCCCCTTTGAGGTAGTAAACATTCTTAGAGTCTTCACACGACACTATTAAAGCTCCTTTGGTGAATGCACCTATGTCATATATGTTGTTTCCTGTATACCGTATTGCCGCAGCTATCAACGGTTTATGTTGTAGAGTCTGTTCCATTATGGTTTCCTTTAACGTCTTCGTTCATATTGAACCACGTTCTTAATTCCTCAAATGTGGGGGCATCTTCTCCCCCTAGTATATGTTTTCTTATAGGGCTATTGACCAAGCTCTCAGGCCATCTGGCCAATGCGCCTCCTCTAGATTCCACCATCGTCCTCCAAATCTCCGAACATACCAAACTTCAACGCTAGACTAATTCCCTCGCAATCTGTTTTTTCTAGAGACCGCTTGGCTACTAGGTAAAATCTGTCCAAGTTTTCTACCCCATCATCGTCCTTGAACATCCCCTCTTGTACGGCTTTCTTCAGGGCTTCTTCTTTGGAGCATTTAAGGGTGCGAGTTACTGAAGCTATAAATTTCTCAGCGTCATCTTCTTCAATGGGGTCTATTTCTTCGTCGTCATTAGGTGGGTTGGTTTGGGTAGGTGCGCCACTAGATCGGGGGTTAGTTTCCTCCACACCTGCACTTTCTTCGTTCTCGTCTTCGGTGTACTGATCCCTGCTTAAGGGTAGCATGTTTGCAGGTACAAGAATGTCGTCACCTGCTCCTGGGACTGGCTCACGTTTTAAATAAGTAGTTCGTTGCTCGTTGGTGCTTAATATGTTCAACTTGTTAACTGCGGTTGCATTCGCTAATCTTCGTGGCTCTAGCGCCTCTATTTGATCTGCATCATATGTTAAGTGGTATCCCTCTAAATCTTTATACCGTGGTTGCAGTAAAGTTGTATGTTCCGAATGAAACTCGTCTAATGCTGGCAACACTGCGTCATCATACTTCATTAAGCGAGAACTTTCTAGGTTGGCTAGTGTCATTTGCTCGGCCATCACACTAGGAAGTGGAATTTCATATGTGTTATATACTCTAGCAGTTAGGCTGGATATTAATTTGTCAAACTCCAAATCTTTGTTGGTCTGGCTTATAGTATTCACGGACATATTGTTCTCTCCGAGAATGGGCTTACCTGCATTCATGGGTCCAGAATAATAATCATTAATCATGTCGTTAAGGCGGTTGTATTGGTCACCCGATAACTCACCTTCTGCACTAAATAGCAAACTAGGAGAAGCTCCCCTCTTAAGTAGGCTATCATTGTGCATGTTTTGACTAATGAATTGCTCTAGCTCATACATCAATGGCTTAAGAGGAGACATCCCCCATTGGTTGTTCACACTGAACCTAGTATTGAACGACCGTGTGACTAGCAATTCTTTTTGTCCGTCTTGAGTGTAGTATCTAAATGTATTGTCTAGGGCGGTGTCGTCCCGTGTATAGGATTCCCCTGTTGAAGCTGAACCATTCTGCAATATTTTCCATAAGAATCCTTTGTTGTCTGATTGCAACACCATGTCTTGTGCGTAACCAATCAATAATTCCAATGGTGCGTTCCTTCGATCCCCTGTAGCTACTGTAAACGCATTTCCTGTAATGAGCTTGTTGGTGAGCCAGAATTCTTTGTACAGAGACCCTGACATTCCTCCTCCTGGATTGTTTAACAAATTAAGGCTTTCGTGCTCTGTTACCCAATCTTTCTTTTTAGGATTGTACCAAACGGGGGATACCTTCTTGGCTGGTCCTGTTATGTCGCTGATAGCGTCAGAGAGGATGCTTACGTTACTAAAATAATTAAGAGCCTGATACGCTGCGAGATTGGCTGCTCCTGCATTGTTTAAGTACCCATAGAACCCCGTGAACCCTCCGATGCTCTTTACTTCCAACTTAGGAATGGTGTGGACTTTGTTAACCACCCTAGAGTATTGTGCTAGGTTGGCCATGTCGGTTGGATCACTCCGCACTTCCGTTCCTTTACTAGGTTCCCAATCTTTAAGTGGTAAGTTGATAACGCTATTTTTCATTGTGTGGTCCTCTGTTCAATAATTCCATCGCGAATTTAAAATGGGCGTCTCTGTCTTTCCTCGCCTTTTCAGTAATCTTTACTTGTCTTCTGTATAGCTTATATATTGTATAATTACATACTATGCTAATTACCAACGCTCCTGCTGGTGTATACTCCACTACTTAGTTACTCCTAATGTTCTCACGTTTGAAGGCTTCTTCTCTTCTTTATCTAAATTGAACAACCAAGTAATCGCCCATACTAATGCATCCATCCTATCGGGGGAGTCGGCGGTATTGTCCAGTGGATTCCAATCAGTCATCTGGTCTTCCAGTTTACCGAATACCCCTACGTGGTGAATTCTACCTTGTTGGTACAATGAACTGACTGGCTCTGCCCTTACCGCTTTGCCTCGGGATGCCCTTACCGCTTCATAACTAATGTCTGCATTTATGGACCGCAAGTTGGCCTCAACTAAATCCCCGCCATTGTTGACTTCCCCAATTACTCGGTCAGCATCGTAACTCCGGTACTCTGTATCTGCCACCATAGCCCACTTGTTCGGCTTGGCTTTAAGGCTGCAATCTTCTAGGATGAACCCATGGAGCTCTTCTCCTATGTATGCCGCCCCTGCTATAATTATCCCAGTCTCATCGCTGTTCTTGTTTGCCGTTACTGCTGGGTCAATGGCTACACACAGTTTAACTAGATCAGGACAATCATCGAACTTAATACGATGCACCTCAATATCTTCGCTTGTCCAAAGGGCGTCTGGGTTGTCCTCTAAGACTTCTGCGTTTAATTCTTGTCTTCCTAACCGCGTCCCCTCGTACTTACGAATCACTGACTTTTTAAAGTTAGCTGATAGGTTGGCTAGGTTCTCATGGGTGCTGCCCCTTGTTTGTACAGTACCCTCATCCTCCATTATCTCTTTAAGAAACTTACTTGGCTTTGGAGTAGTTGTGACAACTGTCTTGGGATGATCACCGAGTCGCAGTCCAAACTGATACATGTCCCAAGTGTCTACCATGTATTTCCACGCGCAGGTTTCATCAGCCCAACCTGCTCCATGCTGTGGCCCCCTTAATCTTTCTGGCTCTTCAGCTGAATATGTAAATGCCTGTACTCCGTTTGGCCAAGTCAATCTTCGCTTTGAAGGCTCGTAGATGGGCTTGAACCATGGAGGGGACGTCGCAAGTATTCCTGACTCTCCCTCTACCATTACGTCTCGGGCATCACTAGATGTTGGTGATATCAAAGCTATCCTTCCAACAGAACCCTGACTCGCTAAATCATTCACCCACTCCGATCCGCACCTTGTTTTACCAAACCCCCTACCAGCTAAAATAAGCCACAAATCCCACACACCGATTGGTTCTATCTGATTTTCACGCGCATGAAAAGCCCAGTCATGAGCCATCGCCAAGACTTCGTCGTCACTGAGGCTACTTAATAGCTTTAACTGACGCTGCGGCTTCAATTGCCTTAGCGAGTTTGCTATAACCTTCCTCTCGTGCAGTGTCTGCGTTGAAGTTGTTAGCATTGTTCTTAGCCTCATCTAGGGCGGCATTCACGTCTTCATCTCTAAAATCAGGTGCTAATTTATTTAGCAACTTAAGAGCTTGGTTGTATCGGGTATCCAGTATGCCTGTACGTATTCGCATATAGGCTGCATCTTCATGCTTTGGGTGAGCGTTTCTTGCAGATTCCTCAAACAGGTCGATATATGAAGTGCGTATGTTTTTGAATTCATCTATTAGGTTGAGGTCGCTTATAGCTCCACGGACCTCGGCTATTGCATCTTCCTTGCGGTTTAGGAATACTATCTTGACGGTACCATCTTCTTTTCTTTGGACCTTCTTAGTAGCGGCCTTTTTAGATGTGGCTCTCTTGGCAGTTTTCTTACCTTTGCTGGAGTCAGTCATATATTAGGTTAATAAATAGTAGGAGGATTGAGTATCCGCTAATACTGCATTAAATAAACAGTTAAGGCAAATGGAATGGCAGGGTTACGCAGCCACTACGAAACGTAATTTTGACATATTGTCGGTTTTTACAAACGTAAATCTGAAGGACTAGTGAAGCAAACGGTGATTCTACACACCCCTAGCAGCGCAAGGATCTCAGCTTCTGCGTATCTTAAAATAGGTGAAATAATGGGGGACTTCGTATAAGATACCCTGCCGTTCCTGAGTTTTCGTAAGGGGACCCCATACAAATGGAAGTCTTTGATTTAAAACTAATTTTTTCTTTTTTGTATAAGGTATAAGATAAATAAAAGAGTAACCCGCAGTAAAAATACACTATTTCCCCTTTTTGCAAAAGTACGGAATCACCTTATACGTATACGGGAGTTCTCGCCAGCCTTTTAATAGCAAAGCCTACAGAGCGTATGGGTTACGGAGAAAGCGTAGTTTCTCACCTTATACGGGGACTCACTCACTCAGAACATTTCGTATTCTGACCCATTTTTACACCAAATTGACACACCAGTGAAGCAACAAATATTTTTCAACTTCCACCCAAGCCTTGCTTTACAAAGCCTACGTCCGTATAAGGTGGTTTTGAAATTTTGGGGTCATTTTTTCAACTTTTGCTTCACTTTGTCAAAAAATTGGGTTTAATTGTGCAGTTGGAAAATCAGACCTTATACGAAAACTAACTTAACGTTATAAATCAAACACTTGCACCGTATAAGGTGACGCAGATTTTTCCATCCAAAAAGTATTTTATAAAAAAGACTTTACAAATATGGGCGCATGTGCAAATTATTGCACTTGTAGACTCAGAAGAGTTTATGTAACAAACCAACCTGAATTTAGCAGGTAATCGCACAAACGAGGTGTATAAAAATGGCAGAATATAACATCCCCCATTACGGAGGGTTCCCCCTTGACGAAGTTCA